AAGAACATACGTTGCTATTTCTGCATCATAAGACATTATTACGCTCCTGCATCTCGGTAGGAAGCCATAAGACTTCGCAGTGCTTCTAAACGACTTCTAACTGAAAGCAAGGCTTGCCTGGTGGCATCGTGTTTTGCTTTTGATGCCTCCATGGCAATCCTTTCTTTCTCGGTTTCAACTGTTGCAATGTCATCTGCTAAATCTGCAGTGACTTTTTTTCCTTCATAATTATTTCCTGCTCGAGCCATAAGGCGACTTTTAGCAAAAGCAATTTTAAAAGTTGATTCAGCATCGGCGTATTCATCAGCGGTTACAGAAAAATCTTTTGTTAAACCTTCCATTTGTTCAATGGCGTGAAGCATTGAACGCTCAATTTCACCATAACCAATGGGAGATGAATGGTCAATGTATTGACCCATTAAAAGTCTTCTTCAAAGTCCTGCATAAAGTTTTTACCAGAAGGAGCTGAAGTTTTTGCAAATTCTTTGCGTTCGTTCTTCATAATTGTAACTGTAGCAAATTTAAGGTCAGCAGCAACTTCATCAGCAACTACTTCAACAGTGGTGGCTTTTGTTCCATCTTGTTTTTCCCAATTACGTACTTCTAGGCGGCCGGTAACCAAAACACGATTACCTTTTGACAAAGATGCTTGAACATTTTCAGCGGTTTTGCCAAATGCAATAACTTCGTAAAAAGACGTTGTTTCGCGTTCTTTAATCTTACGAGAAGTTGCTACTCCGAATCGAACAGTTGCCATTCCGCTGTCTGTAAATTTAAGTTCGGGGTCTCGAGTGAGGTTACCCGCAATTGTAATTGTTGAATCCATAAGATTCCTTTCTATGCTCCCTGAAGTTCTTTCAGGCTGTCGATAACGGCCTTAGCCTCGTCAAAGGTAAGGTCTGCTAATTTCTCAACTTTACGACCGGCGATTTCGTCGACCCTGTCGAACATTTCTCCGTCGTTCCAATTAAGACTTTGATGTGTAATAGCCCAAATCATTCGGGTCATTCCTTCGGTAGCCATTTTACTACCAGACTTTCCTGCTGCTGTTGCTAATTTTTCTCCAAGATTATTGCTTGGTTTTCTTTGAACAGACTGCAGCGATGACTGAGTAGACGCATTGCCGTCGTCGTCTTCATCTGCAACCATTCCAAGTACAGACAAAATTTGGTAACGACGAGCATATGTAACGCTTGAGCCCAATGCTTGACTAGTGTCATCTTTTCCAAGGTGCAAACGCATGTCTTGAGATATGTATTGTCCTGATTTGTGAAGTAAATATGTAGTCAGAATGTCGCGACCTTCTTCATCAACGCCAATGAACTGACTAATTGCAAGTCCCCACTTTGACAAAATTGGTGTGGCGCTAGCCATAACTTCTGGCAATGGTGCATATTTGCTTTTAAAAAATGGATTTACCGAACTTTTTGGCACAGCAGAAAACTCTGCTTGAGCACCAACCAAGGCGGTTGCTAATTCGTTTATTTCATTGCTTTTCATTTTATCCCTCCTTAAGGGTTAACTTAATTGTACAGATGTTTTAACCTTGTGTCAAGACTTTACGGCACGAAGCGTACGAAAACCTGGTTTTACCTTCTTGTAAGTATCCCAAATCTCTGGTGCTTCTTTTTTAAGTCGGTCCGCATCCAGGGCTTCGGAATCCTTGCTGGTCTTGTAGGTTAGTATAGTTTCGCCATTTACGGTTGCAAATTCAGCATTACCAATTATTTCAAGTATGCGTGAACGAAGAGCTTTTTGTTCGGCTTCTGCTTTTGCGGCATTTTCTTTGGCAGTTTGAAAATCATCCCAAATTTGACCAAGTTCTTGACCACCTTCAACACCCTTACCATCTTCATGGCGTGGATAACGAGCAGAAAGAGCAGATTCTGTTGCATCGCTACCATCCACTTCGGGGGCTATTACGTTTTGTATGTGGTCCCAAAATTGTGACTCAAGAATTACAAGATTTTCGGCAATTTGTTCGTCCCATTCCATTTCGCGAACCTGAAGACCCTGTCCACCAATAAGGGCAGCAAAAGTAAGTTTTTCTATACCAGTTACAATTCCATAATGATACCCCTGGAGCATGTAACTTTGAGGAACTTGATTGTTGGACCATGAACTTGGATTTCCTGGACTTGCAATACCTGCTGTTTTTACTTCCAAAATTCCAAGAATGTTTGGCGGTGCATAATCAAAACGCCATGTTTGTACTGTTCCAGCAGGAAACTCATCACTTGGTTCAACAATAAGAAAATCAAGATTTGCAAACATAAACTCTTGCCCAGGCTCCTCTGACCAAAGAATAACTGGCCATTCAACAACAGCCTTGTTGTAGTCTTCTGCGTAACCCTCGGCAACAACACGTTCTAATCGATTACCCCATTTAGTTGCTTCATTGCCAGTAAAATCAGTTGGTACAATGCCCGTTTTTTCTGTCCACAATGCATATGGGGATTTGTACTTGTTTACACCGCAAACGGTTCCTGCATCAGAACCACCAATGCCACCTTTACGTATTTCTAGCCATTCTTCTTCTGTTTTGTCCCAAACTGGAATAATTTTAATTTTTTTCATAACCTTCTCTTAACTTAATTGTCCTTGCTACATTGTCTTGAAATTCGAGAATCTTTAAATCCCGAAGCTCATGGCAAACATTATACACCGTACCCAGTGACATTCCTGTTATTTCAGAAAGGTCGCGGTAACTTGGCCCATAATTACGAGTACGATACCACTTTTTTACAGATTGAACAATAGCCTTTTCGTTGGCAATTTTTTGATTTTTAGATTTCATTTTCAATAATCTCCGTTGGAACCGTTCCTGTAAGAGCAATAACTTGTTCGTAAATTTCTTCGTAAAGTTCTGGTTGTTCTTCAAGTTTTGCCTTAGCCTTTAAACGACCATTTGCAAATTGTTCACCGTTATAATAAATCCATGCTCCGGCTTGGCGCAAAACGCCAAAATCAATAGCACAATCCAACAAAGCATTTGCTTTAGGAACGCCTACACCATACTCAAGGTCAAACTCTGCTTCTTTAAACGGCGCAGCAATTTTGTTTTTAACAACTTTTACTCGAGTGCGATTAGCGGTGGCTTCGTCACCCTTTTTTATAGTTTGAATACGACGAACATCTAAGCGAATTGATGCGTAATAAGGGAGTGCTTTTCCACCCGGTGTGTATTCACTAGGCCCGTAAAGTTTTCCAATGGATTCACGAAGTTGATTGATAAAAATAACAATTGTTCCAGTTTTAGAAACAATGCCCGTAAGTTTTCTTAGTGCTTGACCCATTAATCTTGGCTGAAGACCAACATGATGGTCGCCCATTTCTCCTTCAATTTCAGCCCGGGGAACCAAAGCAGCAACAGAGTCAATAATAACCATAGCAATTTTTCCACTCTCAACTAAACGAAGAGTAATTTCAAGACCTTCTTCAGCAGTGCTGGGTTGAGACAACAACAATTCATCTAGGTTTACCCCCACTGCTTTGGCGTATATAGGGTCTAAAGCGTGTTCTGCGTCAACGTAAGCACAAGCAAGGCCAAGGGATTGCGCTTCTGCAACAGCGTGCATAGCAAGGGTAGATTTACCGCTTGAAGGTGGTCCATAAAATTCAATAATTCTTCCCTTTGGAAGACCACCTGCCCCAAGAGCCATATCAAGTGGCAAAATTCCAGTAGAAATAACTTCGACTGGCAAAACTTCATTGCTGTTTAAACGCATAATTGAACCAGCACCAAATTGTTTATTTATGTCTTGAATTATTGATTCTAGGGAATTCCCAACGGTTGATGGCGAAGATTTTTTAGCCATGACTTCTCCTTGTTTATTTGTGCCTTGAGCGTACCATAAACAAATGTTTAAAACAACTGTTGACTTAACAACTTTTTCCTGGTACCCTGATTGCTCCATGGGACGGAAATTTTCATTTATACAGAAAAACTACGCTTACATTGACAGGGGTGAAATCCACGTCGTTTGTAGGTTCAGCAGAGTTTTTGTTGAGGACTGTCGGCAGATTGAAGGTCGTCGATGGAACGCAACAACAAAGACAAACTCATTTCCATTAACCGCGGCCCCAATGGTAAAGGCTTTAGCCCAAAAATACAGAATCACGCTTCCGGAAGAATTTAATAAATTATTTAATTCTGAGGAAGAAAAGCAACCTGACCAGGAATTTCAGGTAAATATAGATGGTGACGAAGTTACCGTCTCTTTTAGTTATAACCCCCAACTTATTGAAGCAATTAGGATGTTTGTTCCTAATGTTTATTGGGGCGGGGAGACCAAGTGCTGGAGAGCACCAACAAATAACGCTATTGATATTTTGGCTTTTGCCGTTAATTACGGCCTTTCTATCTCCCCAAGCCTTATGCGTGAAGCAGAAAGCATTGCTTTAAAAACGCAAAAACTATCTAGAGCCTCAGTTGCTACTGATGCAAACATTGACATACCCGGCATTGCTATACCCCTTTTGCCATACCAAAAAGCCGGGGTGTCTTACCTGAAACAAGTCCGTAAAGGAATTTTAGGTGACCAGCCGGGCCTCGGTAAGACAGCACAAGCCATAGCCACAATTATGACAGAGAACTCTCTGCCAGTAGTGGTTGTATGCCCAAATACTCTTAAGCTCAACTGGCAGAGGGAAGTTCAAAAATTTTTTCCAAAATTAAGCATTACTATTCTCAATGGAACAAAGAGTTCTTCCATAGAGAAAAGTGACGTTGTAATAGTTAATTATGACATTTGCTATGAGCGTTTAAATGATTTGTTTGAACATGGATTTCGTTCACTTATTGTTGACGAATCCCACGCAATAAAAAATGGCAGGAAGTCTCACCGTTGTCCCAATTGCCATGTGTCTTGTCGTGCAAACGCAAAACAATGCGGCTCGTGTTTACGCAACTTTTCCAAACCCGAGGAACACTGGAGCGTAAAAAGAACTAACGCGGTTATGAAGTTGGCTAAGTCCCTCGGACCTGAAGATTTTGTTTTATTACTAACCGGTACTCCGATTACCAACAGACCCGAAGAACTTATTCCTCAACTTGAAGCAGTTGGCAGGCTTGATAAGTTTGGTGGTTCGTGGCGGTTTAAGAATCGTTACGCCCCGAAGCGTAATGTTGCCATTAACACAACAGAGTTGAATCAAAAACTAAGAGAATTGTGTTTTGTCAGAAGACTTAAGTCCGATGTTTATACGGAACTTCCTGAGTTGCGAAATGCCTTGCAATACTTGACGATTGATGACAAATCAATGAGTCGGTACAGGGAAGTAGAAAACGACATTATTGAATACTTTGCTCGTAGGGCGGAGGAGATTGCTGAAGAAGATGGCAGTGATGGCACGGATGCCTACTGGCAGAAAAAAATTCGACTTGAGCGCGCAGAAAATCTTGTTCGTATTACTGGTTTGCGTAACGTTGTTTCTGAAATAAAATACGACACCATCGCCCAATGGATTGATAATTTTCTAGAGTCAAGTGACGGCGAAAAAGTAATTATTTTTGCTGAGCACATTGACTTTGTTGAAAAACTGTACGAACGATATAAAGACAAGGCTGTTAAGGTTCGTGGTGGAGTGTCTGTAAAGGACCGCCAAGAAGCCGTTGACAGGTTTCAAAATGACCCCGATTGCAGGGTTTTTGTTGCCAATATGACCGCAGCGTCAGAAGGCTTGACATTGACCGCTGCTAGTGATGTAATCTTTTGTGAGCTTGCCTGGACTCCGACTATGCACGAACAATGTGTTAGTCGTTGTTACGCTAGAGCAAACGACATGCACGGTGCTACCGCTTGGTATTTGCTAGCGCCGAAGACTATTGACGAAAAGATTTACGAGCTTTTACAAAACAAGAAGCAAATCATTGATGCTGTAACGGATGGCATTGATGTTACTGAGGGGGAGAGTATCATCGACGGGCTTATTAGTGACTTCGTAAAGCGTGGTCAAACGAAATGATTATTCGCACGCCCAACCGAGACAGATACGTCATTATTTCAAAGGTGCCACTT